TCCTTGCTGCCGAACAGCCGCGCCTTGATCACGCGCGTATCGTTCATCACCAGAAGGTCGTCCTTCCGCAGCAGCGTCGGCAGGTCGCGAAAGTCCCGGTCGTGCAAGGTGCCGGACGCCTCGACGTGCAGCAGCCGGCTGCCGCCGCGCACCGCAGGCGGAAACTGGGCAATCAGTTCGTCGGGCAGGTCGAAGTCGAAATCGGCAACACGCATGGGGCGCGATTATAGCGGTCGCCTTGCGGCAGGCTGTCCGATTCGGCGATAATGCGCGGCTTCTGTCGCCTAACACGTTCGTGTTCGGCCCCTTGCCGGGATGGCGGAATCGGTAGACGCAGCGGATTCAAAATCCGCCGCTGGTAACAGTGTGGGGGTTCGAGTCCCCCTCCCGGCACCAACAACACGTTTCACCAAGCTTCAAGCCATAACATAAACCCGCATCTGTTAACGGATAGCGGGTTTTTTCTTGTTTCAATGCATTGCATGGCATAACATGGAAATACCCTAAAAACGAGGGCATCTCCGCGGGTATCTCCGGTACCAGAAAGCCGGATACCCTCAGAATCGGTGCCAAAATGCCCCTAACTGATACCGCGATCAAGAAAGCCAAGCCGACCGAGAAGCCGTACAAACTGGCCGACGGGGGCGGGCTATGCCTGCTGGTTTCCGAGACGGGGAGGTATTGGCGCTACAACTACCGCTTCAGCGGGAAGTTCAAGACGCTGGCCCTGGGCACCTATCCCGACGTGAGCCTGGCGCGTGCCCGCGAAAAGCATGCCGAAGCCCGTCGGCAACTGGCGGACGGAATCGACCCTGGCGCGCTCAGGAAAGCCGTCAAGGCACGTGCCGCCGAGTGCGCGGCCAACAGCTTCGAGGCGGTGGCGCGTTCATGGTTTGGCAAGGCCTACGCCGACAAGGCGCAGACCACGCGCGACAAGACCATGACCCGGCTGGAACAGGACGTTTTCCCGTGGATCGGGGCGCGGCCGGTTTCGGAGATCGCTGCAGCCGACGTGCTCGACGTGATCCGGCGCATCGAACGCCGCGGCGCGCTCGACATCGCGCGGCGGGTGTTCAACTACATCGGCCGCACCCTGCGCTATGCAGACAGCCACGGCATGGTCGAGCGTGACGTTTCGGCCAGCATTGACCTCAGCCTGGTGATCACCCAGCGCGAAACTCGCCATCACGCCGCCATCACCAGCCCGCAGGCCGTGGGCGGTCTCATGCGTGCCATCGATGGGTTCACCGGCGGCTTCGTCACCCTGTGCGCTCTGAAACTCTCCGCGTTGACCTTCGTGCGCCCTGGCGAACTGCGGCATGCCGAATGGGAAGAGGTCGACCTCGACGGCGCGACGTGGAGCATTGCCGGCCGCAAGATGAAGATGGGCGCCGACCATATCGTCCCGCTGTCCACGCAGGCCGTGGCGATCCTGCGTGAGCTGCACAATCTCACCGGCCGCGGCCGCTACGTCTTCCCTTCGGAACGCGGTGGATCGCGCCCAATGAGCGAGAACACCGTCAACGGTGCCTTGCGCCGGCTGGGCTTCACCAAGGACGAAATGACCGCCCATGGCTGGCGCGCCGTGGCCCGCACCCTACTCGACGAAGAGCTCGGCTTCCGCCCCGACTTCATTGAGCACCAGCTGGCGCACGCCGTGAAAGACCCGAACGGGCGCGCCTACAACCGCACCGCGCACCTGGGCGAACGCCGCAAGATGATGCAGGTATGGGCGGATTACTTGGACAAGTTGAAGGCGGGGGCTGACGTCATCCCGCTGCACGGAAAAACCGCCGCCTGACGGTCTCAGGCAAAAGCGGGCCGGAAGGGGGTAGCAGCCCCCGACCAGCCCTGAGCACAAAGCAACCTGTTTGGGAGATTGCATCATGCCTGCACGCCATTCTAGCCGTTCACTCGTCATCACGACCGAGGATTATCCCTTTCACCGCTATGCCAGAGGGACGCGCGAAGCGTTGATCCATCACGGCATTACACGGGATGGGCCGTTCCCCGGCGATCCTGGCGAGAAGAAGACCATCTGCAACACGACAGACCCACAGGGCCGCCCCATCTTCATACGTCGCGCTTCCAAGACGACATTCAGCGTGTTCCGGGACTGGAGCGAGGAAGAAAAGGCAGCCATGGAAGCGCGCCAAGCCAGGGAGCAGGCAGTAGAGCGCGCACATGCGCTTGTGAACTCATGGCCCAAGTCGGTCGCCTCGTTCCGTGCGCTGGAGGTTGATTGGGCCGATTATTACCTCGGCCTGCTGGAGGGACGCCTGATCGACGGGGAGAATGGCGGCTATCGGCTGTCTGACAATGCGGCGCGTCGGTTCGCGGGGTTGGTCGACGAACTGATAGCACTGATCAAGACGGAAACGATCGTCATGGATCAACGCCTTCGGGACGGGTACATCCCATCATGCATTCTCAAAGCCGTGAAGGCCGCAGAAGGCAGTGCGCTGACCCAATACGGCGACAATGTTGTCCCGTTCCCGCTTGACCCGTATCGACCCCCTTCGCGCCTCGATAGCGCGGCCTGTTCCCCCGCACTGAAAGGAGAGTGACATGAACACTGAATCGAAGATGACCATGCCACAAGCTCGCTCGGTTGACGACCTGTGGGCGATCATCCAGGAGCAGCAGGATCTGCTCGCCAGCTATCACAGCATCACCCAGGAAACCCGCTTCTGGCCGGCTGCCCAGAAGATCGAGCTCCCGAAGTTCGCGCGCTTTGACCCGGCACTGAGCGATCGACATGACCGGCTATTGAGCCTGATCGACAAGGCAGATGCCAGCCGGCTTTATCGGCGGCACTCCAACCAGCTTACCGAGCCTCGATGATGGGCGAGCACAATAGTGACCAGGCGATGGCCTTGCGTGCCCGCCTCGAGCAGGCGGAGCGCGAGCGCGAAGCGTGGCGCGGGAAAGACTCCGAGCACTATCAGATGGCATGCGCATTGGTGGATTCCCTGAAGAAACAATTAGAGGAATTGGCAGGAGAGCGGCGCCCAGCGAACTGAAGGGCCGAGCTATTGAGGAGAGATTTCATGGGTAACAAGACAATCCGGACATCCCAGGTACTAGACGAAGATCAATCGCGATGGACGGCCTTGGCGCGATTGATGGAGGGCAAAGGGACATTCGACGACTTTCAGGATTTCGCTAAGGATTTCCGCGATAACCACTTGAGCCCTGAACTGATCCACATTACGACTCTACTGTGGCTTGATGCCGTCCTAAAGAGCGTCTTGAACGGGGCGACGCCCCCAAAACCTTTTGGGGCAAAGAAGTCTCGCGGTGCAAAGCCGAAAATCGAGAACAAATGCGCTATTACTGCTTACGTACTGCTGCGGAAGCGTTCGGGGTCAAACAATCCTGTTCTGGATGCCGAAGAGTTCTTCGGTCTCGACCAAAGCAATATACGGAAAAATCTAATTGATGGATGGGGAACGTCATTAAGTGATGATCATCTCCAGTGGCTCGCAACTACTTGCGGGAATCCGGGCGATTGAAATAAAAATTACCCGCCTCTGATAAAAGGGGATGCCCCCCTAGATTGACGCCATGCACCGCCCTGCCTCGGGGTGGGCTTTCTTGAAAAAGGAATGTGCATGGCCACCGAAACCAACGACACCGCCCTAACCAACTTCGACGCACTGCCCGACAGCGCGTTCATTCAGTCCACCACCCTGGCGGCGCTTTTCCAGACTTCCGGCACCACGATCTGGCGCTGGACGAAAGATGGAAAGCTCCCCAAGCCGCATAAGCTCGGCGGAAACACGACTCGCTGGAAAGTTGGCGAAGTTCGGGCCGCTATCGAAAAGCTGGCCGCGTAAGGTGGGGTCCATGGATCAACTCCAGCAGCCCCCAGCCCCAACGACCTCAGCAATCCACTTCAAGAGCGCCGCGGCCATTTCGAGGTGGCTTTCCAAGGACCGGAATCATCCTGCGATTTCGAATGTCAGCACCCGCACAGCGGGTAGCCAGGTCCTTCGTCATCTGATTGAGTTCCTGAGCCATTCCATGAGTGAGGCCGCATGAGCATCCGCGTCATGTCGATGGTCTGGGAGAGCTACCCGGGCGGCGGCTCCGAACTGCTTGCTTTGCTGGCCCTGGCCGACTGGAGCGATGACAGCGGGCGTTGTTACCCGTCGATGGCCTCCATATCGAAAAAAATCCGCCTCCAGCAACGGCAGGCAAAGAGGATCGTGCACCAGCTGATCGAGGATGGTTTCGTGCAGGTTGTCGGCAACGAGTTCGGGGGAGCCCCGGGGGCAAGCCGGCAATATCGTCTGATCCTCTCCCGTTTGACGGGTGTCGCCCAAGACACCCCTACGGGTGTCACCGAGGACACCCCTCTACCAGAGACGGGTGTCATGGAAGACATAGACGGGTGTCATGGAAGACCAGAGACGGGTGTCGCCCAAGACACCCTAACCGTCATTGAACCATCAAGAACCGTAAATACACGCGAGCAAGCTCGCTCTCTCCCTGAGGGGGCTGGCAAAAAGAAGAAATCAGCCACAGTCACCCTCGGCCAGTTTCTGGATGCCTGCAAGGCCAGCGGCGAAAAGACCATCCCTGGCGACGACCCAATCTTTGAGTATGCCGACAAGGTAGGGATCACCCAGGACATGCTCACGGCCTGCTGGCAGGAATTCAAGGCGGCGTACCTACCGACGAAGAAGAAACAGGCCGATTGGCGCGCGCACTTCCGCAATGCCGTACGCCGCAACTGGTACAAGCTGTGGTTTATCAAGGACGGCGAGATGGCAGGCTGGACAACGGCCGGTGAACAAGCACGGAGAGCCGCCGCATGAACATGAACGACATGCTCCTGCCCCCACACTCGATCGAAGCCGAACATGCTGTCCTTGGCGGCCTGATGATCGCCGGCGCCGATGCCCTGGATCGCATCGAGGGCGTCATCGGCGTCGAAGACTTCTACCGCGATGATCACCGCCGGATTTTCACCGCCGCGAAGACCCTCGGCGAATCCGGCAAGCCGATCGATGCGGTGATGGTCGCCGAGACGCTGCAATCGCTGGGCGAACTGGATAGCGTGGGCGGCCTTCCGTACATCATCGCGCTGGCGAGCAACACCCCCAGCGCTGCAAACATCCGGCGCTATGCCGACATCGTTCGCGAGAAGTCAGTGCTGCGCGGCTTAAACGGGGTCGCCAGTCGCTTGCAAGAGGCCTGCCTAGCCCCTGGCCCCAAGGACGCCGAAAAAATCGCCTCAGAGGCCGAAATGGCGATGATGCAGTTACTCGATCGCCAGGGCGGCGAACCGGTGCGGGTTCATGACGCAATCCGCGGGGCGCTGCGCGAGATCGATAGCCGCCGGGAGCGTGGCGGGAAACTCGCCGGGCAGGCTACCGGGTTCGAGAACATCGATTGGATCACCGGGGGACTGGAGCCGGGGCAGCTGCTGATCCTGGCCGCCCGTCCATCGGTAGGAAAAACCGCGCTCGCCCTCAACATCGCCGATCACGTCGCCAGCACGGGCGCGCCGGCGCTTTTCTTCACCCTGGAGATGACCGGGCAGGAACTGGCCATGCGGCTGATGGCCGGCCGCTCGGGGGTCTCAATGTCCGACATGCGCAGCGGCGCCGCCTCGCCTGACGGGTGGTAGCGATTGTCTGCCGTCTGTGGTGACACTGCCGACGTGCCGCTCTTCATCGATGACCGGCCGGGAATCTCGGTTGCCTACGCGCGCGCCAAGGCGCGGAAGATCAAGCGCCAGCATGGCCTCGGGCTGATCGTCGTGGACTACCTGCAGCTCATGCAAGGCCCGGGCGAAAACCGGACGCAGGAAGTTGGCGGGATCTCGCGCGGCCTCAAGGCGCTGGCCAAAGAGTTGCGCGTCCCAGTGATCGCTTTGGCCCAGATCAATCGGGCGGTCGAATCACGCACCGACAAGCGCCCGCAGATGTCCGATCTGCGCGAGTCGGGCGACATCGAAGCCGATGCCGACGTGATCATGATGCTGTATCGGAACGATGGCCCCGAGTGGCAAAACCTTATCAGCCTGGTCGTGCGCAAGAACCGGAACGGCGCACTCGGCGACATCACCCTCCAGTACGACGCCCCGCGTCTGCGATTCAGCGATTACCTCGGGCAACCACCGCGCCCGATGCCCGCTAAGCGTTCCGCTAGGGGGATCGATGACTAAACGAATCCAATCCATCCGCGCCGGCCGCTTCGACCAAGTGCCGCCTTACTGCTACCTGCAGCCAGGCATGAGCCCGGAAGATGCCGCCCTTGCAACGGCGAGAGCCTTGGAGCTGACGCACCCGCTCGACCTGCTGAACGTGCTGTGGATCCTGCGGCGCGCCATCGTCGTGGCAGGCACGGCAAGCCACAAACCGAAACAGAGCAACCATTACCCACTCGAGGAGAGAGCATGAAACCGAACTCAATTTATGAAGCCGCCAAGGCCACACAACGCCTCACGAAAAACGGCCATAGCCCGGAAGACGTCGGAAGGATTGTGCATGAGTCCTACGGCTTCACCGCCAAGCAGGTCGCCCCGCTCCTGGTCGACGCCCGCGGGCTCTCCCCGGAGGAGTTCAAGAAGGCGAAACGCGAGGTAATCAGGACAACGGAGGAACAACACCGGAGAAGCACCGCAACACCCTTTCAACCCAAGCACGGAGGTACCAAGCAATGACCAGAAGCGAGGAACTGGCTCAGGAATACGAGACCAGGCGGGTCGAACTGATCCGCGATATTCACGAGCAGCGCGTCCCGGTAGTGGCGCGCATTGATAAGAATCGGGCGACCGCCCGCGAGCACATGGCGAAGTCCAAGGATCACTCCAAGCAGATGCGCTCCAAGGAGGCCAATGAGGCGCTGGAACAGGTCTCGAAATTGCAGGCCATCATCCGCGATGACGAGGCTTTGCTGAAGCGGCTGGACGACGATCTTGGACTGATACACAGCGGCAGGCATCCCGATCTGGCCAGCCTGCAAAGCTGCATGAAGATCGTCGGCGACACCGAGCGCCAAACCGAATTTGCAGAAGCCCGAGCCGCGTTTGACGCGCTGCTGACGACTGAACTCAAGGAGGCAGCTCAGCGCCTGGCGAAGGCATCGCGCACGGTAAACCAAAAGGCCCTGGACTTGGGCCAAATTCTCCTGGAGGGAAACTGACATGCCCAACTCAACCGCAATGATGACCAATCTTTTCAATAACGCAGCGATGCTGGCGGAGGTCAACGGGCACAAGGTGCCCATCGTGGACGGCGTCGCTTGGGTGCTGAATGCCGACGTGGCGGCAGCAGAAGCGTTCGGGTGGACTGTGTTGAGCAATCAGCCACCGGTCTTGGAGCCGACACTGATGCGGCCGCCGCCGATCTTTTTGATTGGCTATGGCGGGGGCCGGGGAATCTTGGAGACGCAGTTTCCAGATGGGTCGCCGATCAATTTACAAGATGCGCCGGGTCGCCATATTGTTATCCAGGCCGCCCCTGATCAGCCTGAACTGACCCGAAAATCTGTGGACGAACAGAATTGCGAAGTGCCGGCCCAATGGGTGGCATGGGCAAAGGCTGCCTGGGGTTGGATGCACGCCCCGTCACCGTCAATTTGAGAGGAGGAACAGGCCATGTTTGAAGCATACCGGGTCGCAGTAAAAATCAGCCTGATCAACCACGTCAGCGCTGGCCTGGTCGGTATTTCTCGACAGCTCATCGGCACCGGTAAGGACGTCGACGCACTACATGCGCGGCTGGCCAAGCTGAGAAATCTCACCTTGATCGGTGGTGCCATGTCTGCTGGTGGAATTTTCGGTATCGGGATGCTCGGTAAGGCTCTCAAACCGGCCGAGGACTATACCCACCAGCTCAACATCATGAACATGGCTGGGCTGAAGCAGAAGGAACTGGCCGACGCCATCGGCGATGCCTGGAAAAACACCGGGACCGTGATCACCACCACGGCAACCGAGAACCTGCGCAGCCTGCTCGACCTGCGCAACGTGCTGGGCAACATGGACGAAGCACGCATGGCGCTGCCCGTCGTCTCGCGCATCCAGGCGGTGCTGGCGTCGTCTTCCGAAGGCCAGATCAGCGGAAACTCGAAAGACCTGGCCTACAGCATGGCCAAAGCGCTCGACATCATCGGCGCCGCGCAGAACAAGCAGAGTTTCGAGCGGCAGGCCGAGCTGATGTCAAAGGTCATCATCGCCACCCAAGGCCGCGTTACGCCCGAGGCCTTCAAGTCGACGTTCCAATACGCGCGCCAGGCGAAATACCGGCTTTCGGACGAATTCAAATATGAAATCCTGCCGTCTCTGATCCAGGAAAATGCGGCTGGCGGTGGCGGTGGTGGCGGTTCGCGCGGCGTCGGTCCGATGCTGGCAGCGTTCTACCGGATGACGAACCAGGGGTACATCAACAAGAAGGCACTTCCAGAACTGCAGTCGCTGGGGCTGGTGAACGCGAGAACGGCGCTCAAGACCACGACCGAGGGCACAACCGTAGGCGCCATGACGGGGGAGGACCTCGCAGCATCGAACCCGTTCGCGTGGGTGCAAACCGTGCTGATGCCGGCGTTGCGGCGCAAGTACGGCAACATGAGCAAAGACCAGTTGATGGCGCACGTCGGCGAGATCACGCGCGGTAACCAGCTGGCGGCAAGCCTGATCGGCGAGTTCGCCTACAAGCCGGTCAACTTCCAGCGCGACCAGGCCAACATCCGCGGCACGATGTCGACGGCCGATGCGTACAAGGCCGCGGCGACCAAAGACCCGGCAACAGCACACCGCGCCCTGTCGGCTGCTTGGGAAAACTTCCAGACCTCGCTGACCGTGAATGCAGTTCCCGTGCTGGTGCCAGCCCTGCTCAAACTATCCAGAGGACTGAACACGCTCGGGGACTGGGCGCGGAAGCATCCGAATTTGAGCAAGGATGTGGTGATCGGCTTCGGAGCCTTGGCCGGGGTGCTGGCGGTGGGCGGCCCCTTGTTGACCGGCATCGCCGTGACGCGGCTTGCGTTCAGCGGTCTGGGTGGCGTTCTTGGGGGCGGTGTCGGCGGTGCGGGAGGCGGACTCGCTGGCGGTGTCACCTCTCTGGCGGGAAGTCTGAAAGTGCTCGGCATTGCGGCTGCCCCGCTGCTGGCCATGTTTGCGGTCAAGGAATGGGCCGAGGACAAGAGCCACGACAAGGAGCGTACAGAAACGCTGATGAGTTGGTCGGACAAGCTGAAAAGCATTTTGCCGGGATGGCTCGGTGATCCGAGAAGGGCTGACCAAGAGATGTACAAGAAGATGCGGAGAGATCTGGACGGGTCTGGTTTTGATTACGTTCGACCCAGGCCGGCGCAACCGATGATGATCAACAACAAGATCGTGATGCCCGACGGCAGAGTGCTTGCCTATGTGGTGACCCAGGAGCAATCCAAAGACGCCGCCAAGCCGCAGGCCGGTGCCGCCCGCTTCGATGGCCGCATGACGCCGGCCCACGTCGGCGCGTCGGGGAGATGGTAAATGACTGCCGAAATTCATCAGCTACCCAGCCGGCCGGATCGAGAATGGCGCCACATCGCCGAGGCGCTGCGATCTGGAGTCATGCAACGCACGGGCTCGGCAGAGATTGCCGATGCGGTGGTGGCGCGTTGCAAGAGGGCATTCGACGTGATTGTCCCGCATCCGTTTTCATTCAACGAAGAGCCGCCAGAGGATGTGATGCACGTCATCGAAGTCATCGTCGGTGGATTCATTGGCGAGGTGGGTTTGCTGGCTGAAGAGATTGAGCTCATGAAAGCGAACGGAGGAGAGAGCGCATGAAAGCCGCAGCAAATCCAACAACCGAACGATTCCTCCAGGTCACGGCCGAGATTCTTCGCCTCACGCTGAGGCTTGATGAGGTCGACGTCGAAGCGCAGACGGAGGAAGCTATTGATCGCCTGCTCGATGACTACGCCCGCCTGATGGCTGAGTTCCAGGCAACTGTCCTGCAGCTCTTCGGGGAGAAGCCCGCCGTGGGCGAGGACACGGCTGAGTTCTTCGGGCGCATCTATCGGATGAGCGCCGAGGAATGGGCCGCGATGGCAAAGCGGAACGGGGTCAAGAGGGACAGCGCATGCGCAAACTGACTTCAAAGCAGCAGCGCTTCGTCGATGAGTACCTGATCGACCTGAACGCAACGCAGGCTGCTATCCGGGCTGGGTACAGCCAGAAGACGGCGAATGAGCAGGGCGCCCGCCTGTTAGCAAATGCTAGTGTCCAAGCCGCCATTGTCGAGCGCATCAAGGCCCGCACCGAGCGCACCAAGATCAACGCTGACTGGGTTCTTCGCACGCTGACCGAGGAAGCGACGGCCGACTTGGCCGACCTGTACGACGAGGCGGGGAACCTGAAGCCGGTCAAGGATTGGCCGCTGGTGTGGCGCACCGGGCTTGTGGTTGGAATCGAGTCAATTGAGGAATTCGAAGGACAGGGCAAGGAGCGGAAGTTCATTGGTTATACCCGCAAGGTCAAGCTGTCCGACCGGATCAAGCACAAGGAACTGATCGGCAAGCACGTTGACGTCGCGGCATTCCGTGAGCGGCACGAGATCACCGGCAAGGGTGGCGGCCCGATCCAGTCGCAGGCCGTGACGCCCGAGCAACTTGCTGAGGCTGTGCGCAATGTCCGTGACAAGTTTTAGCGATGCCGACTGGCTGGCGGCAATAGGCTGGGCGCGCGAAGACCTCTATGAATTCAGCCGCTGGATGTTCTGGCGGCGCAAGAACTACAAGTGGCGGCAGGCCAATCACCACCGGATCATCAGCGACGCCCTGATGCGGGTCTATCGCGGAGAGTGCAAGCGGCTGATCATTAACATCCCGCCGCGCTACTCCAAGACCGAACTGGCGGTGATCAACTTCGTCGCCTGGTCGCTCGGCAAGAACCCGGATGCCGAATTTATCCACACCTGCTACTCGGGGACGCTGGCGGCAAACAACAGCGGCCAGATACGCGAGATGCTGCGCGGCGCGGACTACCGTGAGATATTCCCTGACACGGTACTGCGTGATGACAGCCGGGCCAAGAATGAGTGGCGCACCACTGCAGGCGGCGTCATGTACGCAGTCGGCGCGAGCGGCGCCATCACCGGCTTTGGCGCTGGTAAGGACAGGCCAGGGTTTGGTGGTGCAATCATCATCGATGACCCACACAAGGCTGACGAGGCACGCAGTGATGTGGTGCGCGAAGGCGTAATCGAGTGGTTCCAGAATACGCTGGAATCGCGCCTGAATGACCCGAAGCACACGCCGATCATCCTCATCATGCAGCGCCTGCACGAGCGCGATCTGTCGGGCTGGCTGCTGGATGGCGGCAACGGCGAGGAATGGGAGCACGTTTGCCTGCCAGCGCTGCGCGAGGATGGGACTGCCCTGTGGCCTGACAAGCACGGGCCGGATGACCTCCGCAGGATGCAGGTGGCAGCGCCGTACACCTTCAGCGGACAGTACCAGCAGCGGCCAGCGCCGGCCGAGGGCGGAATCATCAAGCCTGATGCATTGAAGGTGATCGAGGCGCTGCCAGCAGAAA